GCTCTGCCACCAAATGTCTTGAGCCTCGCACCCGCTGGACGTACCTCAGACATATCCCATGCTGGTATCTGGCCTATGTACAGCATAGCTATCAACTCTTTAAGAGATTTAGACCAGCCGGGTCTGCTATCGCCAACCTTAATAATGGTATCTGTGCGATGAAAGTCTTCCGCTACGGTGGGTAGCTTCTCCACACAGTGCCGTTCAACGCTAAAGCCTACCCCTGTACCACACATGAGTATGTACATAGTCTCATCAAATGCACGAGGGTTATCTACAGGCACGTAAGAACAGTTGTATCCACCTACATGACAGCGGTCTAAGGCTGGCCCTGATGTCATTAATGCTCTCATGCTAGGCATAATCTGCTGCGACAATACGGCTCCTTCTAATTCACCCCTCAATGAATCTGGTAGCTTATAACTATGGCTATCCTGCAAGTGCTTAGACATGTAATCAAAGTATCTTTCTACTGTCTCACTCCATGTCTCACGGCGTTGTTCATCTTCTTTCCATCGTGCATACCTAGATAGCGCAATGAAGTTCTGGTAGTCGGTAGGCAATTGGTTACTGATCATAGCGATTACTCCGTTATTGTTCTAATTGTTTTAATAGTGGCACCATCTATATCATAGAAGTATTCTTGTATGCCATCCTCTAATTCCTCACCTACCTGCCCATCGGCTGGTACTGGGTAGTCTTCCTCGTCAACGTCAATGGTGATAAATACCTTAACTCGCATCAGCCATAACCTCTTCAATCAACTTGTCCAGATACCATCTGGCTTTCTCTAAGTCTTCAAGGGGCTTGTCTTTATAGTCAAACCGCCACAGGTATTTCATTATGTTGCCCTGTAGGTAATACTTAAATCCATCACCAGTGGCAGCAGAGATAGCATGAATACATTCGATGCCAGTCTGGTTATAATGTGGTGGGCTGTTGACCATATCAACATTACCCCAAGCCTTTTTACCTGCTTGTTCCTTCTCTTCCATCATCTTAGCTTTCATAAATGCATCATGTCTCATGCTGAACCCCCTGTCTTTGTGTTGAAGTTGATGTGTACAATATTACCGTCATAAGTTTTCTCTACACCCACTTCTTCCTCAAGTTCTACATCAATCTCCATCTCGTTGTCAAGTACATTTACTACATATTCATGTACAATATCACGTAACTCTTCTGACTCTTCCATGACAGGCACAGAAGCACACATCATCTTAGCAAAGTGCATTACTTTATAATAGTCTTCATCGTCTAGCGGGTTATCCGGCATTGCCATAATTGAAATATCAACTTCCCCACTCCATGCCCCCTCATCATTTGCGAATGGCCTTACTCGTATAAGGAAATCTTCTTCATTAACCTCAGTTAGTAGTTTCTCTAGCATGTCCATATGTTATCTCCTTTTTACTTTAGTTCCATTGTATTTGATGAAAGCACTGTGCTTGTTCTTACCCTTTTCTTTTAGCCAATCTTCAGGAATGATGCGGTCATAATACCTGAAACCTTTTTTGATACACCATTCAGCGTATGTACTCTTAGCACCCTTACGTAGCTTGCTATTACTATTAGTGAATACAAAACGAATGTCAAGCTTAGGATGTTGTTTTTTTATAGCAACGTGTTTACGTCTATCTGCTGCTGTAAACAATCCTTTCGTTTCAATTATGATGCCGTTATCCAACACAAAGTCTGGGGTGTAGGTGCGGTAGGCTAGGTCTTCCCATTCAATCTTAATGCATTCGTAACCGTAGTTGATGTTACGTTCTTTAAGATACTCTGAGACTTTAAGCTCTAGCCCACTGCGATACCCATACTTTTTAGCTGCAGCAAATCGCTTTGCGTTAGGCAATTACAGCACCTATGTAACTTACCGTAGGTGGATTCTTAGCTTGTGACTTGACTGCTGGGCGTTCTGTTAGCTCAGACCAACAATCAAAACGATAAGAACAGAAGCGACAGCCAGCATTAAGTACCTGATTACCTGTCTCCTTACCTCTAAACTTCTCTGGTACTGGTTCAAAGCATCTTTCAAATTTGTTCTCCTCTACTGTTGTTACTGTAGCTTTTATCTTATCAATTTCTTCATCAATGTCAAGTCCTGATGCTGGTACATATTTGAACTGACCGTTGGCCTTGTTGACTACCCACCAGCCGCCGACACGTTTGCCGGATGCCTTGGCATAACCTGCAAGCTGTCCAATGTAACCGAACCCATCTCCTGCGGCGAGGGTGTCGTAAGATTCAAACTTGTTTCTGTATGACCAGTCTGAAGCCGATTTAATATCATCAACTGCATCGTTAATGACAATATCATATGACCCATTAATACGAGTAGTACCAAGGTCAAGAGTGACTTTTTCAGTATCATTGTATTTAACTCCTGCTTCTTTAAGAAGACCTTTGAACACCGCCTCAACGATGTCACCGATCATCATGTTCATTACGAATGTAGTCGGAAATGGTAATGCCACCTCTGGTTTATTCTTTTCGTACCAAAGCTGGCAAGTGGGACGACCAACATTTGACATACGCAAACGAAAGTCACCCCTTGTTTTACCACTGCCAAACTGACGTTTGATTGCATCAGCTACATCATCGGCTACTTGTTCGATGGTGTCATCAGACATGGTAGACTTACCTTTTACGGCATTCTCCATGTACTGATGCAATGCTAGTTCAGCGGGGTGATGCATTATGCTGCATCCTCATCATCAACTTCAATGTCCACTAGATCGTCTACTACGTCTATGTCACCATCTTCCATAGTAGAGTTAGCTTTCTCTGCCCATTGGTTGATGATGTATGTATTGTAGTTGTCAATCCAAGCCATGAAATCACCAAATAATACTTGATCTTCGTCTGTTAGTTCCACGGCAGTAGACACATCAAGCTTCGCTAGAGGAACGTAGTATGATGCACCTGTCGGAATCTTACGCTCATCTGTTGTAGCCGTAATGATGTGCTTGATTGGAAGACGCTGCATCTTTGCGAGAGATGTGAAGCATGTACCGATCTCCTTGAAGGCATCACGATTGTCAATCTCCCAGATGAATGGGGTATTTGCGACCTCAATAGGCTCCCCTTTATCATTCGTAGGATTGACTAGCTCAACCTCACCCAGCACTACACGCACACGCTTGATGGCTTTCAACAACTCCTGTTGTGCTTTAGGCAATGCGCTGAAGTCCTTGATGTAGCCTGCAGCCTTACCACAGTTAAACCCACCATCGTTATCCTTCAAGTCAATGTCTAGCGAGTCAGCCATCACACTCTTGATGTAACGGTTGGGGGATTTAGCCGTAGCTTGAACGAACCGCTTATGCATAAAACGCTGCATGAACGGACGCATCTTAATACTAGATGCATAGTATGTTGGGCCATCTGGTATTTCTAGCTTGTATGCACCACCTTCCACAACTTCTACATTCACTTTCTTGCCATTAACATCTGCCGTACCCATAATTGGTGAGTGATTGATGCGTAGCCGTGCCAGTGAACTAGACGATGTGCTAGTCTTCTCATGTGCAATACCCATAGCTTTAGCCATAGCAGCATAGTTATCGGTATCAATTGTTGTGAGTTGTGTCATTACTTTCTCCTTCTGTTTTTGCGAATAGTCCATAGTTATATCAAATTACATCCTTAGTGTCAAGCCAATTCGGACCTATTTTTGACTCTAATAATAGCGGTACATTAAAGTTGATACCCCATCTAGTGTTGATCAATTCAGGTAATGCTTTATTTGTTTGATCTATGATGTTGATTACCTGAACTTCTTCATCAGGATGTACATCAATAACGATGCTGTCATGTACCGTATTCACTATACAAGATTTTTTACCCTGAAGTAACTGATCAATATGCAGCAAGGCTAGAGGCACGATATCTCCTGTAGCAAAGCCCTGCACAGGGTAATTCTTAATCTGTGTAAAGTGTGACACACGCCCACTAGCTTTGCGTACTACATCTGGAAATGCGTATTCTCTGCCAGAGGGCGTGGTTATCTTTTGTTTATCTATAGCTTCTTTAGCCAATCGGGAATGCCATGATGCCACTCCTTGGTATTTGCTGTTGAAGTGTTCGTAGTACGCTGCTTCTGCTTTTGTTCTGCCGTATCCTGTTGCACCGTAGAGTGGGGCGAAGGTATGCGCTTTCGCATCCTGCCTACTCGTAGGTTGACCAGCATCACTAATAACTTTAGCGGTGTATGCATGTACATCAAACCCAGTAGATACTTCTTCAATGGCTACCTCATCTTGTGATAAGAAAGCGGCAGCACGAAACTCTAGCTGCGCAAAGTCAGCCTCAAGTATCTTGCCCCCATCGAATCGTGACACGAATACTTTCTTTACAGGAAACGTGCCGCCACGTGGCATGTTCTGCATGTTAGGATTAGCACCCGACAGACGACCTGTCGAGGTACGATGTTGAAGTAAGCTAACGTGCAGCTTACCATCTTGTTTGGTGTAGTTCTTGATGCCATCCACAAAGGATGACAGGTATGTATCGACAGCAGATAGCCGCCGCACCTTAGATAAGAACTCGACTGCATCATCCATACCACGCGACTTAGCACCCGCTTCTAGTAGTTCAAGGTTTTGTTTGCTAGTAGAAAAGCCATTGGCTGATGCCCACTTAGCTGATGGTGGCTTGAACTTGAAGCCTGCTTGTTTGTCTGTAGGGATGAACTGGAAGCCTGCCGTACCACATGATAAACACTTGCTTGGTTTAGCGAAAGGCTCACCATTCTTCTTAGTCTTGCGGATATAACCAGAACCATAACAGTCCCCGCACTGCACCGCATTCGTGCGGTATAAACGCTGCGTCCTTGTAGCTACAAGCTGTCGGAACTCAACGTCATTCATGTATGGGTCAATCAAAGTTGCCCAATCTTGTTTGTCAATAACCTTACGTCCATAAATAACCCAAGACAATTGCTCTGGGCTGTTGAGGTTGATGGGGGTATCGCCCATGACCGTATGTACGTGCGATTGCAGGTCAGTGATAAGCTGTTGTTTTTCCTGCTCAAACTCCTCACGAACTTCTTCTAGCTTGTCCATGTCAACAGAGAAACCAGTCTGATAAACCTTAGCAAGACATTTGGCTAGACGGTTAGTCAAACGAACAGTAGACAATAGCCCAGCATCTGCTTTTGTATTAAGACGATACCACAACTTATCTGCAAGTTGCTGGGTAGCGTGAAGATCAGCAGATAGATATTCAGTCAACTCATCTAGTGGAATATCTCGTGTGCTATAGCCCTTCTTAAAGTACTCCTTCAACGTATCCTGCTTCTTGGTATCTAACTCGTAGCGTTCAGCGCAAGCCTCAAGTGACAGCGGTTCTTTCTGTCCACGCTGCAGTACGTATTCAACAAGCATAGTGTCGAACACTGCCCCATCATACTTGAATCCAGATTCCCATAGCCACAATAAATCATATGCTGCATTATGGCAGATGAGTACCGTAGCTTGGTCAAGATACCACTGCACACGGTCACTATAATCATGCCTACTAAGATGCTCGTCATGGTCAAATGGGAAGTGCTGCTCCACACCTTGGTCAGTCAATATACCTACCATAGTCAATGAGTTAGTTGGCTCAAAGGGATCAAGATGCATCTTACCATCACGATGCGTTACTGTGTTCTCTACGTCTAATACTAGCTTCATGCTGTATACCTCGCTGTTTGATATTCAAGGTTGCAGTGTACACTACCATGCCACCCTGTCAACTTATTTTTTACAATATTGAGATGCCGCTGGATATCTTCTTCATCTTGTCCCTGCACTGGTGGGTTCTTAGCAATCAATACCATAAGGTCTGCTTCTGCAGCCTTACCTGTACGAGAGCCTTCCATCATACTTTGATTCAGTACAACCTTACCTTCCGCATCAGCAGATAGCTGCGACATGTAAAATACAGCGCAGCTATGCTGCTTGGCAATCATACGTGCATGAATTGCATTAGCTTTTAGTGCCTCATCTGGACGAGCGAAGCCAGCGGTCTTAGCAAACTTATCGCCCATATCTAGCAAAACAATGTCAGGCTTGTATGCCTTACATACACTCTCGACCCAATTCATATCACGACCAGTGGCATCCTTAACCTTGATGCGTTCCTTTACTGGTGCGTACAAATCACGTGCCTTAGTCGGGTTAGCTTTTACTTCTTGCATAGTCATGCCAGTTGCAGCGGTCAGGTATCTAGCACCCACACGGTGATAGCCTTCCTCGTTACATAAGATAATGCAGTTAGCACCTTGATGTGCAAACCCACCCGGCGCAGCAATCAAGCTGGCATGAAAGGATGTCTTGCCTGTGTTGGGTCTAGCACCAATCTCAATCAAGTGACCATCGTTAACGCCTTCAACCTTACGTGTGAGACTGGATATGTTGAATGTCCAACGTGCCTCAAGATCATTACGTGCAAGCAGGGTTTCAATGTCAATGTCATCCCACTCAATCTTCAGGTTAGGTGTGAAGTCATCACCATATTGCTCAAGCATCTGTCGTAAAGGCTCAAGGCTAGTCTTGTCACCGTTGACATAATCAAAGCCAAGGTTAGCTATGTCCTCGCCTATTACCTGTTGAAACAACTTAGATAACACCTCTTGTGCTATGTCGCTACCCATAGGCTGCTCACGTTTGATCTGCGAGAACAAGGCTGAGTAGGCAGTCTTCTGTGCCGTAGTGAGCGTTGGGTTGTTCGCCATGAACAATGCCTCAATCTCATCTGGTGTGACGGTACGCTCATAACGATCCATAGCAGTGTCAATAGACTGCTTGATCTTACGTACATCCTTACTGAATAGGCGGTCAGGGCAACGAGAACCACGATGATCCTCATAGAACCCCCTGTCCATCAAACTTCTAATTAGTGATAATTCCATTTAAATTCTCCATATCTGTCGGGTTACGATATTTCAAGTCATCCTTCAAACGTAGTACACGAACATCGTTGACGTGTCCTCGTAATTCCTTTGCCATATGTAACGTCTTAGGCAGCGCATCGGGGTCTAACGCTATTACTGCTGTCGAGAACTGTGCAAGATACCCTTTATGCGCATCCTGAAGAGATGTTCCAAGAAGCGCAACCCCGACAAAGGAACCGTAACCAACAACGGCTGCACTTACACAGTCCTCAACAACTATTGCGACTTTACCACAACCAAACGTGTATGGCAAGCCACTATTTCCATATCTTTTCCATTTAGGTAAACGCTGACCTGATAATGATCTACCAGTAGCATCCACCATTCTACCCTCATGCATTACAGGGAACACCACACGGCTTTCCTTTACATCATACAACAAACCTAGTTCATCTATATCCAATCCCCACCTGTCACACCACCTGTTCATGTACAGGTTATCCTTGTGACGTATTACGTATGGGGGTAATTCAAATGTATTCATAGCAAACTCCTTGGCTCCCTTAAAGCCTGCACGTATGTCATCTACAGACAGGTGAACACG